ATTCCCCCACGTCCGCGGCGTGCTTGAGGCCATCGACGACCCGATGATTCGCAACATCTATCTCCCCTGGGCGGCCCGGCTGGCGAAAACCACGACGGCCCTTTCCGCGCTCATTTTCTTCGCGGTCAACGCCCCGCGGCCCATGCTATTCGGGGGCCCGAACGAGGAGAAATCCGACGACTGTATCGACTCCCAGCTCTATCCGATGCTGGAAGCCTGCAGCGCGACCAGGAATCAGCTCCGCCCCAAGCACGCGCGCACGTCGCGATACGTGGCTCTCGATCGCTGCCGGGTCCGCCGGTCGTTCAGCGGTTCGCCTTCGACAATGGCGGGTTTCCCGGCATGTTATGGCCATGCCACCGAGCTGAGCAAATGGAGCAAGAACCGCTCGAGCGAGGCCAATCCCGTCAAGCTGTTCACCAAGCGGGCGATGCTCTATCCGTTTGAATCGAAATATCTGTTCGAGGGCACGCCGGCTCTCAAAGGTTCCTGCAACATATCGGGACTGAGCAACGATCCCGGGACGCAACGCCGGTTTCGCGTCGTGCCCTGCCCTCATTGCGGAGAGTTCCAGACGCTCAAGATGGGCACTGGAACGCCTGGTACCGGCGGGATCCGCTGGGACAAGGGACCAAACGGGCACTCCGAACGACAACTCGCCTGCGATACCGCCTGGTATGAATGTGCCAGTTGCCATGGCAAAATCGAAGACCGCCATCGGCCGGCAATGATGCGAGCCGGCGTCTGGCTGGCTGAGGGACAGTCGATCGACCGCAAAGGGAAGATCACAGGCCAGCCTAAGATCGTCAGCCCGAATGTCGCATTTGGCGATGCCCGTAACAATCCATTCGGCTCCCTTTACTCGCTGGCGATCTCTGGATGGGGCCAGCTTGTCGGCGAATTCCTTGACAGCCGCCGCGACTCGCGCGATCGACAGGACTTCAGGAACTCGGTGGAGGGGCTGGAATGGGACCCGCAGCCGATCAAGGTCCATGCGCACGAGCTGGCCCAACGGCTGATCAGCCCTGAAAACGAGCCCCGCGGGCTATGTCCCGCCTGGTCGGTCTTTGCGACTGGCGCTATCGATGTCCAGGAGGGTGGCGGAGTATTCGAATGGCAGAGCTGCGCCTGGGGCCCGAACGGCCGCGGCCACCTGGTCGACTGGAATATCTGCTATTCCGAGCCTGATTTGGAAAAGATGATCCGCGAAACTCTCTTCCCGCATGCTGACCAGGGGACGCCCTTGCGCCCCGCGCGCTGGCTGATCGATGCCCGAGACGGACATGTCACCGAGTTAATTTACGCGCTCTGCCGGCGCATCCCCGGTCTGTTTCCCTGCATGGGTAGCCGACATTCGGCATTCCCGGAGTTTTGCCGGCCGCAACCGCTCGACAACAATCCGACCTACAAAAAGGTGGCCAGTGCCGCGGTCTATGGCATGCCGACGCAGTTCGCCGCCAACCCTATCTACATCGAAATCAACGGCGAGCGCTCCCAGCGCTGGCTGCAGAACTGCATCGAAAAGGATGCCGGCCCCGATTCCGACGTCGCCACGCAAGCGAGTCGATTCACGATCAACGCGGAAGCAGCCCTGGATTTCTCGCTTCTCGATCAGCTCCTGAATGAGCACCCGCACGACGAACAGGACACCCACGGTTACAACGTGTCGAAGTGGCGCAAAACCGGAAAGAACGAACAGCGCGACACGCTGCGATACAACCGATGTGGTGCCGAGATACTGACGCAGAACGGACGCCTCTGGCACACGCTCAAGCGCTTCGCAACGCCACAACGCGCCGCCCAGCATGAACCGGCGGGAGGTCTGCGGACACCCGACGGCCGCCCCTTCTTGATCACGGAGCGCTGACATGGAATGGCTCAAGCGACCGATCCGTCATGCTGTCGTGGCTGTGTTGCGGCTGCTGATTCATCTGTTGCGCATCGCCCCGGCTCCCGAACAGCGGCAGCCCGGGGCGGTCAATGTCGTCGGCATTCCCGTGGGGCGCAATGACCGTTGCCCTTGCAAGTCCGGAAAGAAGTTTAAGAACTGCTGCGCGCGGCGCGGCGAATATCTCACCTACCAACCCCCGGGCTATCGGGGAGGAAAGCGATCGAATGGCAAGACGCTCCGCTAAGGAAGATCCCCTGGTAAATGACCTCGAGTCCCTGGACGCCGGCCTGGTCGCCGCGGCGACGCCGTCGCCAGGCAGAGTTGAGACACTTCCCATTGGCATGAAATTGCAGCCATTGCGGCAGCCACGGGACCTGCCTTTGCATGTCCCCTACATGGCCGGCGGCACAGGCTACAGCCAGCGGCATCTTGATATGCAGCTCACCGAGCCCCAGGCCCTGGCCCTTCGCGGCATTCTCGATGCGCTCGACTCGGCAGGGGCCCGTCTGGCCAATGGTCGCCGGGTCATCAATGCGCCAGACGCCATCCGCTGGTTGCTGGAAGAAACGCAGGTTCTGGCCGCTGGAGGGAAAACCGACGCACCAGAATGACGCCTGACGCACGCCGACGCGTCATCCCGACCCCTGATACGTTCCAGAAACGGAGCCCGCCGTTGGGCCATCAGCATCCGACGCGCCCGACGTCGGAGTGCTCTTGCCCACGGCGCGTGCTTATGGCATTCCCCTGCCATGCACCTGCCCGGGCCTCTCACCGACAGCGATCTCGACGATGAGGATGATGGAGGCGACGAATAAATCATGTCGTCAGTCACCTCCGCCACCACGTATCCGCAGGCCGTCGCTCTGTACCTGGCCAATGCCGGGTATGCCGAAGACAACTCTGTCACCGCGGCGAAAGCGTTTGTCACCGCCTGCCGGGCCATCATCCTGATGCGGCCCACCAAGTCGGCCCACGGCAAAGGGGGCTCGACAGAATTTGATCTCACAATGATTCAGCGTCAGTTGGAAGAGGCCCGCGCCTGGATCGCCTCGCACGGTTCACCCGACGTGATTCATGCCGACTTCGGCAACTTCCGCGACTATCCCCCCGGCTCGTCGTTCCCTCGCCCCGGTTTCTGATGCCGCTCGCCTCGATCAAAGCCCTGCATAAAAACCTGGACGATGCCCAGGCCAGCTATTCGGCTGCCCGGCGTTCGCGGTTTCGCCGGTTGCGCACGGGCACATTGGCCATGGGCTCTGGCGCCGATTACCACTATGCCATCCAGAGCGATTACCTGCGCGTGCTCGAAGACGCACGTGATATGGACAGGAACGATGCTATCGTGGGGGCAATCGTCGATCGAGCTGTCACGAATCTGGTGCAGGACGGGATGACCCTCGAGCCTGAAACTGGAGACGCCGGCGCAAACGATGCATTACGCGCCCGCTGGAAAGACTGGTCGGAAGATGCGAACCAGTGCGACATTCAGCAGGAGCATTCATACATCGAAATGGAGGCGCTCGCCGCCCGGCACATGCTGGTCGATGGCGACATTGTCGGCTTATTGACCGAGGAAGGGTCCGTCCAGCAGATCGAAGGCCATCGCCCCCGAACGCCAAGCAACACTGTTCGCAACTGCGTGCATGGCGTGTTGCTCGACGACCGGCGGCGACGCGTCGAATACTGGCTGACGAAGGACAATGTCTCGCCCCTCAGTCAGATCAGCCGCGTGGGCGATATCGTCAAATATCCCGTACGAGATCAAGACGGCGACCGGATCATCACGCATTTGTATAACGCCAAGCGCGTCAGTCAGACCCGCGGTGTGAGCGTGTTTGCCCCGATCTTCGACTTCCTGGGGATGTTCGAAGACGTGAATTTTGCCGCCCTGGTGAAGCAGCAGATCACCAACTGCTTTACCGTATTCCGCGAGCTCGATGCGGCGGCCCCTGTCGACGGTCCCCCGGGTCAGATGGGCCCGCAATGGACCGAATCGGACCAGGACGGTAGTAGCCGCACGATCGAGGGGCTTTCCCCCGGGCTGCAGATCCGCGGGCGACGCGGCGAAAAGCTGACCGGCTTTACCCCCAATGTGCCCGGCGATTCATTTTTCGATCACATGCGGCACATCCTGACCGTGATCTCGATCAATCTGGGATTGCCCCTGGTCGTGGCTCTGATGGACGCCAGCGAGACCAACTTCTCCGGCTTTCGCGGCGCCGTCGATCAGGCCCGCATGGGCTGGCGCCGCAACCAGGCCAGCCTCGTGTCCCGCTGGAACAAACCGATTTACGAATGGAAGGTCCGCGACTTCATCGCCGATGACGCCGCCCTGCGCAAGATCCAAAACAACTCCGGCATCAAGCTGCTGGGGCATCGCTGGGAGCCGCCCCGCTGGCCGTACATCGATCCGCTCAAGGATGCCTCGACTGATTTGTTACGTCAGCGCAACGCCCTCACTTCCCCCCGCCGTATTCAGCAGGAGCATGGCGACAACTGGCCGGCCGTGTCGCAGGAAATCGTCGACGACAACGGCGACGCGATTATCAAAGCCAAGCTGAAAGCAGCGGAAATCAACAAGCAATTCCCCGACGATGCGCCCGTACACTGGCGCGAGCTGCTCAGCCTGCCGACGCCCGACGGCGTGCAGGTCAGCCTGCAAGGGACCGACGACACGGCCGCTCAGAAGCCGCCGGCCGCGAAGAAAGGCAACGCCGCATGAATATCGAAGAAGTCGTCAAACTCGGCGTCTCCGGCATCGCTCTTGAGCGGCTCGATCCCTATTTCGGCGCGTGGGCCATCCTCGAGGATAGCTTTCGGGGCATTGTCACTCACGTCAGCGGCGTGGATCTACGGGCCCACATCGATCTCAATATGCAGCCGGCCGCCCTGGCCGCCGCCTCCAGCCGGGCCAACGGCGAGGCCGAAGTCGTCGACGGCGTGGCCGTCGTCAATCTCTCCGGCGTGATGATGAAGACCGTGTCGTCGCTCTCCAGCGGGACGTCGACCGTCAACGCCCGCAGACAGATACGCTCCGCCATCGCCGATCCGAACGTAAAAGCGATCCTGATGCGGATCGATTCGCCGGGGGGAACCGTGGCCGGCACGTCCGACCTGGCCGACGAGATCACCGCGGCGATCGCCGCCGGCAAGCCCTGTTATGCCTATGTCGAGGACCTCTGCGCCTCGGCAGCCTATTGGGTGGCCAGCCAGTGCGAAAAAGTCTTCGCCAATACGACCGCCGGCGTCGGCAGCATCGGCACCTATATGACGGTTTACGATGCGGCGCCGGCCGCGGCCCAGCAAGGGGTCAAGGTGCACGTCGTGCGCGCGGGAGCGTTCAAGGGGGTCGGCACGCCGGGCACCGAGATCACTCCCGAGCAGCTCGGCGAGATGCAGAGACACGTCAACGCCCTGAACGATCAGTTTGTCGCCGCCGTCGCTAAAGGGCGCAAGTTCTCGGCCGAGACGGCAGTCAGTCTCGCCGACGGTCGAATGCACGTCGGCAAAAATGCCCTGTCCCTGGGGCTCATCGACGGCGTTCAAAGTTTCGAGGCCACGCTTTCTCAATTGCGGGCATTCGCCCCGGCGAGCCCGATTTCAAATCCCAGCCCTCAGAGAAAAGGACCGAAAAGCATGTCCACCGCGACACCGTCCAGCAGCGAGAATACCCCCGTCGCTCCCGTCGTTCAGACCGCCAGCGCGGCGCAGCTCAAGACGGCGTTCCCCAAAGCCACCAGCGATTTCATTCTGGCCCAGCTCGAACGGGGGGCCACGATCGAACAGGCCCGCGCGGCCTGGGGCGACGTGCTGCAGGCGCAGAATGAATCTTTGTCGGCCGAAAATGCCAAGCTCAAAAAGGGCGGCGCGCCCGTCCTGACTGAAGGACGTCGTAAGCCGGTCGCCGCCGCGGCGGCCGAAACCGAAGCCGCGTCCGGTTTCGAAGGGGACGCCCGTTCCGAAATGTCTCGACTGGTGGCCGACAAGATGAAGCTCGGCCTGTCCCGCCAGCAGGCGATCAAGGCTGTTGCCTCGAAGAATCCCGAGCTGCACCGCGCCTACCTCGAGCAAAGCAACAAGCCCGCCGTGCATCATTTGATCGCCGAGCGCTTCGAAGAATAGGCCGCGCGTTCGAAATCCGAAATCCTGAATCCCAATTCCGAACTCATCTGCATTAGGAACCCTATCCCATGTCCGCGCAAGTAAACAACACTCCCGTGATCACTCTCCCCCGCACGTCGGGCGGGTCCATTGGCGCCTTTCTGCGCGTCGTTATGACTGCCGGCGTGCTCGCCCTCGCCGATGCCAATGATCGCGAGCTGGGAGTCACCGATCAGAACTATCTGGGCTCCGGCCTGGGCCAGGGGACGGTCGGCGCCATTGTCGACCGCCACAATCCCGGCACGGTCTTCATGACCGCCAGCGGCGCAATCTCGCAATATGCCGACGTCTACGCCGATATCAATGGTTTGATCTCCGCCAATCCGACCGGTTACTACATCGGTATCGCGCTCACCTCCGCGTCGACCAGCGGCGATTACGTGGAAGTCCTGCGAGTCGATGACCGCGGCGGCATGCTTTACACGTCGACCGGAATTTCCAACGTCATTACGAACACGGTCGCCGAAACGGCGTTCAACAAAACCTGCATCCTGGCCGCGAATACGCTCAAGGTGGGCGACTTCATTCACATCCTGGCGCATGTGTTATGTCCGTCGACCAATTCGACAGACACTCTGACTCTGAAACTCAAGATCGGCACGACGGTGCTCGTCGCCACTGCGGCAGTCGACGTCGCCAACAATGACATCGGCCTGATCGACATGGTGCTCTGCGTCCGCACAGTCGGCGGGGCGGGTACGTTCATTGCCATCGGAACTCAGGGGCTCGGTACGCCGGGAACTGTGACTGCCAAACCGGCCAACCTGGCCAGTACGGTGATCGACACGACCGCGTCGCAAACGATCTCGGTCACAGCGACCTGGTCTGTTGCCAACGCCGGTAATCAGGCCCAGCTCGATCTCTTGGCTGTCAACCGTAACGGAGGCTGATCAACAGAACGCAAAGTGAAGAGTGAAGATTAAAACCCTTCACTCTTCATTCTTCACTCTTCACTGTTCACTTTTCAAAGGATTGAAAAATCATGCTCGGCTCCGTTCAAACGATCACCCGTTACGACTTGTCGCTGCCGATGGTCGAATTCGACCTCGAGGCCAATCGCAAAGGCTACATTGGCCCCTCCATCCTGGTTCCCCGCTCGGTCGGCATCCAGGCGGCCGACGTGGGAAAGATTCCGCCGAACCAATTGATCTCGGCGGGGCCCGATACCAAACGCGCCTCGGGAGCCGGCTACAAACGGTCCGATTTCCAGATGGACAAGTACAGCTATTCGACCGAAGAGCACGGCTACGAAAGTGCCGTCGATGATCGCCAGGTGGCGATCTACTCGGGCATCCTGAATGCCGAAATGGTGCACGCCGGCCGGACGCAGAACTTCGTCTTGGAAGACTTCGAGCGGTCCTGCGCTGCCGCGGTGATCAACACCGGCACATTTACAGGCGCTATGACGGGCGGCGTTGCGGTGATCTGGTCGACGCATGCGACCTCCCTGCCGATCGACGACATCCACACTGCAATGGAAGCGGTCCGCACGAATTCGGGCCTTGAGCCGAACCTGGTGGAAATGAACATGCTGCAATTCTGGCATGCCATGAACTCGGTGCAGGTGATCGATCGTGTGAAATACACGAAGACCGCCACGATTGACGAGCTCGCCGGAATGCTCGCCGCCGTGCTGGGTATCAAGCGGCTGGTCGTCGCCGGCAAGAATGGAGGCGGTTTCAAAAACA